GCAGATATTTTCTTCCAAATGATAGATAGATATGAATCTGCTAAGCGAACAGTAAACGAAAGAGCAAAAACTATAAGATTGAAAAATTATGGCTCTGAATCAAAAATTCAACAGTTAAGACAAGAAATAGCAAAAGATATACTTTTAGCTTATGACGAAAAAGGAACTCAATCTAAGTATGGTAAATTAGTTGATAAATACACTGAAAAGATTAAGAACTTAAAAGAACAAGTAAAAGATATTTCAAGAAGAAATATTTTAATAAACAACGTTCTTGATAGGGCTCAAAGAATGAAAGAGTTGAAGTTAGGAATATTCCTAAATGCTACAGCGTATAAGAGTGATATTTTTAAGCAGTCAATAGAAAAGCTAACCAGGGTTAAGTATAGAGGTAACCTTAATGCTACAGGAACTAGAGCTGTAATGGCTGACTTGTTAAAATGGTACACAAGGGAAAACCCTTTCCTTGAAGACTGTTTTAATGAAGACGTAGAGTTTATGCTTGAGCAGCTTGCAGGTGGCAGCAAAGTATATAGCAATACAGACCTTGAAATGCTTAGAAATGTTATGTCTTACTTTGTTACTTTTGTAGAAAATTACAATAGAGTTTATAAACAAGGTAAGTGGATAGAGGCTATTCCTGAGGCTGAAAGGTATATAAAAACCATTCACAATAATGAAAATTTAAAGGTTGGTCTTCTTGGTAAGATAACTGAAAGTAGTTATATGCAAACGTTTGGCGACCCTATGACAGTTGCAAGACGTATGGATAGATATGAAAACGGTTTCTTCTCTGATATGATGATTGAATTAAGAGACGCTAGTATTGACGCTGAAGTTTCAGAAATGGAAATAAAGCAAAAATATAACGAGTTTTTAACAAAAAATAAAAAATATGTTAAAAATTTACAAGAAAATGTAACTTATAAAGGCGTAGAAATACCAAAAGCTCATCTTATAGGCTTGTATATGACTATGAAACGTGAGCAGGCACACGCAGGTTTGGTTTTAAGTGGTTTCTCTTTTATAGATAAAAAAGGAAAGAAAATTAGAGTTCCTGGTTTTGCTACAGGAGCAAGTTCAGAGGCTGATATTCTTACAGCTGTAGAAGATGAAAGAGTTGTGATTGATAAGTTATTATCCGCCACCGATAAAGAATATATTTCTATTTTAGAGGTTGGATACAATCAAGACGCTAAAAAACTAAAAGCTGATAGAGATATGCAAAGGTTGGGCTATACAAATGCTCAAGAAGATTATTATTATCCTATTAGACGTGGAAATATAGCCAAAAATGTAGATACTTCAGAATTTGCTGCAGAATTAGACAGGGTAAGTAATGCGTCATTTAACAAAGATACTGTTAAAGGTGCAAAACAAGAGCTGTTTATTGAATCTGCTGACACTGTATATAATAGACACATTAAAGCTGTTACAAAATACGCTTATTTATCTCCTGCTATAGATACATTTAATAGACTATATAATTTAGACATTTCAGGAGATAGAAATAAACCTATTAGCGTAGCAACTGAAAGTCAAAACACGTGGTCTAAAGGAAAGCAGTATTTTAGTAAGCTAATATCAGATATTCAAGGAATACCGTCATCATCAAGTGAGGGTATGAAGCTGCTTAGTTTCTTGCGTGGTAGCTATGCAAAATTTCAACTTGGAGCAAACCCTAAAGTATGGGTAACTCAGCTGTCTTCAATTTTTGCCTCATCTAGCATACTTGAAACAAACAGCATTATTAAAGGTATGACAGTTTCTGCTAAAGACGTAGATATTTATTGTCCTTTAGCTAAGCTTAGAAATTCAGATAATGCTGCAGCTATGGCTCAGGGTGTATTAGATAGAGTCGGCAAGGTCGGAAATGTTTTAATGGCTCCTATCGGCAAAGTGGATAGATTTGTTGTTAAGAGATTATTTGGAGCTTGTCAAGTTCAAGTGCAAAAAAATACAGGTGCCAAAATCGGTACCACTGCTAATAAAATTGAGGCAGGAAAACTTTTAAAAAAGGTTATCCTTGAAACTCAACAAAACTCAATTTCTACGGAAAGGTCTGCGGCTATGCGTTCAGGAAATGAGATTCTTAGAACCGTTACAATGTTCTCTGCAGATAGTATGAAAGTTATAGGGCGTGTTATAGATTCGTTTGGTGAATTGGGAACGTTAAAAACTAAGTTAAAACAAACAAAGGATACTCAAGCTCAAGCTAAGATAAAAGCTCAGATTAAAATTGCTGAAAAGAAATGTTTTAAATCAGTAATTGCTCTCGTTACTTCTGCGGCGTTTATGGCAGGCGTAGCTAAGTTATTCCGTTGGTTGTATGACAAAGAAGATGACAAAGAAAACTCTGCAGAAACCGTTATTGTAGATTTTGTAGGTAATTTGTTTGGGGGGTTGCCTTTAATTAGAGACGTTTATTCTAGGCTTGTTGAGGGATATAGTCTTGACAACTATGCTTATTCTGCATTAAACGATTTGTTGGATAGTGCAGCAAGTTTAATAAGTGTTGCAGAAAAACTTATGTCAGGAAACGCCTCTCAGCAAGATATTGCAAAGAGTATTAAGCAACTATCTTATGCTGCAGGTCAGATTTTGGGAATACCAACAAGAAATATTTACAATATTGCTTATGGTTTAACTAAACGAGTTAGCCCAACAAGTGCATACAAAATAGACAATGTTTTTTATAAGAAAAATTATCTTAACGACCTAAAGAAAGCTATTGAAGATGATGATATTGAAATGATTTCAATGTTGTTAAATCTTGTACTTGATGAGCGAACAGGGGGCGATTATAGTGAGAATACATTATCTACATTAAGAAAACTGTATAGCTCAGGATATTCAGTTCTTCCTAAGAGTGTTGGGGATAGTATTTCTTATAATGGAGAGGAAATTTCTCTTTCAGAATCGCAAAAAACACAATTCAAAAAGACTTATAGTCAAGCCAATGCCTATGTAGATAAAATGATTTTGACAAGCAATTATAAAATGTTATCTGAAGAGAATAAAGCTAAAGCTATCAAACAAGTTTTTGACGCATATTATGCTAAAGCAGTATCTGAAACTTTAGGTGTTGAAAATAACAACAATTTATTAACCTTGTCTAAATATATTTCTATTGACACACTTTCTCCTGTGTTTGTTGGTTTATCTTTAATAGAGTCAGATAAAGACTCTTCAGGTAAAACAATAACAGGCTCAAAAAAGAAGAAAGTTATTAAATACTTATTGACTCAGAATTTAAGCGACGAGCAAAGATTGTTTATCCTGGCTTATAAAGGATATTCAATTCAGGATAAAGAGTTTAGAGGTTATTCTGAGAAAATAGCAAAAAATAAATTATTAAAGTTTATTTTAGGCTTAAAAACGGCTACTCAAGCCGAAAAGGCTAAGCTTGCACAAATATGTGGCTTTGAGGTAAAAAACGGTAAAATCATCTCTCAGACGCCTTTTAACGTGAATAAATAGGGACTAAATCGAGTTAAATGTATGTTATTATTTATTCAGGAGGAAAGAGTATGTTAAAAATTACTCCAACTGTGGAATCTGAAATTACGAAAATCGTTTGTCCTCACTGTAATACTAAAGTGCAAAGGATAGGCTTAACAAAAGATAGTAAGGTCTGCGGACTTACATTTAAGTGTAGGTGCTGTGGAAAATTGTTTGAAGTTACAACTGAATAACATAAAACCAACGTGCCTAAGTCCAAAGAGATAGAGCCCTTAACTACAAAAATGGTAGTTTAGGGCTCTTTTCTTTACAAAATTTATTAAAAAGGAGGAACTGTAGTTATGAAACCAGGAAAAGACAACAGGTTTGCTACCAATAAGGGTGGCATTATTAAAGCTCCAAAGTCTGTGGGTGCCGACTCTCCTAAGTCAACTATCGTAAAAGGTAGCGACCTTAGAAACGGTAAAAAATAAACCATTTAATATCTAATCAAAATAGGAGGAAATAACGATGATTGATAAAGAAAATTTAGAGCTTGATGATGAGTTAGATGAAGAAGTTGATACTGAAGAAAGCGAAGAGCTAGAATCAGATACAACTAATGAAGATAGCTCTGATGATGAGTTCGAATATGATGAAGACGGAAATATCATTATCCCTGACGTTGTTGATGACGACGTAGAAGATGAAGATATTGACGAGAGTCAGGACGAAACTGAAGATGAAGACGAAAACGAGGGCTCGGATAAATCTGAAGAAGTAGTGGAGCCTGACAAAGAGAAAAACACTGAAAGCGAAGATAAAAAGAGAATTGCAGAGCTTGAGAAAGAGCTTAAAGCTTTAAAATCTCAAGGCAAAGAAACCTTATCTAAGTTAGGTGTTGAGGGCGATAACGTTCTTGAGGGCTTTGAAAAGTTGGCTGCAGAAGCAGATGATACAACTTTAGAAGAATATAAGAAAGCTAAAGCTGAAAAAGAAAGAGATAATCTTGCTAGAGAAATGTATCAGAGAAGTGAGTTTGAAAAGAAAATGAAAGCTGACCTTGCTGAAATTCAAGCAAATTATCCTGAAACTAAAAAATATGGCTCAATCACGGAAATAGAAAATTTTGCCAGGTTTGGGCAATTAAGAGATTTGGGCTTATCCCCAAAAGAGGCGTATGCTGCAGTCAACTCTAATAGTATTAGAGAAAATGTAGCTAATGCAGTTAAGCAAAAAAATCTTAACAATAAGGGACACCTTAACTCGGTTGTGCCTAAAAATTCTAAAGATGACTCAGTTACAATGACTAAAAGCGAATTGGCTGAGTGGAGGGATATTTTCCCTAACAAAACCGATAAAGAGATAATGGCTCTTTATAAACAATCTAAAAATTAAAAACAGGAGGGACATTTTATGTTCAGATTATTAAAAATCGAAAATGCAAGAATCAACGTTCCAGAGCCTGAATATTTGGAAGTAACAGCTAATGAAGCTGTTGAAATGGGCGAAGCTCTTGTATTATCAAGCGGAAAGCTTACAAAATGCGGAGCTACAGTTGCTCCTCAATTCATTGCTATGGGCAGTGTTGCTGCTGCCGCAGCCAAAAGAACTCTTGCTGTATGCAGAGTAGAAAAAAATCAGGTATATGAAGTTCCTGTAACAGCTGCTCCAACCAGCCTAAATGTTGGAGATAAAGTAACAATTCATACTGACGGACTACAAGTAACTGCAACTACTACAAGCGGCGTTGTAACAATCGTTGATATTAACGGTGCTGCTGTAGCAGGCGATAAAGTAGTAGTTAGAATTTAAGGTGGAGGTAAAAACTTATGTCTAATTTTGTATATAGTAAAATGTCAGGTAAAAACGACCCAATGATGGGTAAGTTTGAACACCCTATTAAAGCTCTTATTGAAAACGAGAGCAATATTTGCGAAAAGCAAAAAGGTATCTTAGATTTCTTGTTTAATATCGAGAAGTCTAATAGATATGCAGAAACAATTATCGGCGAATCAGATTTCGGAACTTTCCAACACGCTAAAGAGGGACAAGGTGCTGAAAATGATAACGTTGAAACAACTTTCAAAAAGACAATCGAACATATTGCTTTTATGAAAGAATTTACAATTACTAAAGAAATGGCTGACGACGCTAAATTTGGTATGGGTGCTAATATGAAAAACAAACCACGTAAGTTTGTTAGAGCATACTATAAAACTCGTAACCAAATTGCAGCTCAGGCTCTTATCAATGGTACAAAAACAAGCTTTACATTTAATAAGGCTGTTGTAGATTTAACTTGTCAAGACGGTCTTGCATTATTCAGCAACGCTCACAAATATGGCACTGAAAAAATGAAAGGCAAAACTCAAACAAACTATTTCTACGGAGATATTTCAAGCACTGCAGCTAAACTTGAAGAGGCTTTGGGTGTTCTTGCTAATAAGGTTAGAAACTTTAAAGATGAAAATGGTGAAACAATGGAATATGTAGCTGATATTGTTATTATTCCTTGCAATAGACCAAAGCTTGAGGCTATGGTTAAAAAAGTTGTTGGCTCTGAAAGAACAGTTGGTAGCAACGACAACGATATTAACACTCAATACGGTAATTGGACTGTTGTTGTTCTTCCAGGTTGGGAAACAACTGACGATAGACTTATGGTAATGTCTTCTGAAGCTAATGAAAATTTGCTTGGTAATATGTTCTATAACAGAGTGCCACTTGATATTAGAAATAATATCGACGACCATACTCGTGATTTCTATTGGAACGGTTATTGTCGTTTCGGCGTTGGTTTTAACTCTTGGAAACATATAGCTCTTGCAGTAAATAGTTCAACAGCTGTAACAGGAGCTACAAGTCTTGCATAGTCAAGAAAGTTAGTTTAACAGGAGGGTATTATGACTATTTCTGAGCTTTATAAACAAGTTGCTCAGTTAGGGTTTGAGGACTCTTTGGAAGATAACGATAGGTTCTTTTATGCAGCAAATAGGGCACTATTGCAGGTTAATAAATTAAGACCTGCAATAGGAAACTATTTAATAAACCATAAACCACTTGAAAATTTGGTAACTGAATCAACTTTTTCTTCAATAGAAAAATTAGAAGACCTAACATTTGAGGCAACTGACTCTAAGTCATATTATTTTGAGGCTGACGGCAACGGCTTTGCTTATATTGAAAAATATAATGGCGAGGCAGATGAGTGGAGTATATTCTCTACAATCAACCTGTCATCTACAGGAGCTTTTGTAGCTTACAAAGGCTTTATCAAAGAGGGTGGCAATTTTGTTAGTGGAAATATTAGAATTAGATTTACAGGCGATTATATATATAACGTTAGAAATGTTGCGTTATATAGACACTTGTTTAGCGATAATGTTAATGATATTCCTGCTTTTCAATCTTATACACGTTATGATATGAAAGATTTAGTAGATGATTTTTTAGCTTTATGTTGTCCCCCTATTCAAGAAGACGCTAAAAATCGTGTTCTTAATCAAGAATACGAAATTGAGGGAAATAGTGTAATTCTTATTCCTTATGGAAATAAAGGCGAATATAAGGTTTTGTATGAACGTAACCCTGCACGTCTTGAAGTGCAAGAAGATAGCGTTGAAGAAAGTGAAACCGAAATTGACCTTGATGAAGAATTGTGTACATTACTTCCTATACTTATAGCTGCTTATGTTTGGATAGATGATGAACCTGAAAAATCACAATACTATATGAATTTATATAGAGAACGTGCTGCAGATATAGAAAGGAAAACAAAATATACGGCACCTGTTATAATAAAAAGTTCTAATGGGTGGTAAGAAATATGGCTTATAAAACTTCAAAAAATCTCTTACAAGGAAGAGATACATACAATAAATATTACGGCGACTTTAGAGGGGTTGACTTTTCAAGCGACCATACTCAAGTAAATGAGCAAAGACTTGCTTATGCTGTAAATATGTATAGAGATTATCAATCAGGACAAGGACAGGCTATAGAGACAATTCCAGGTTTCAGAAAGCGTGTTATATTGCCTGAAGAAGATAATGTTAATGGTATATTTCATTTTTCACACAAAGATGAAAATGGAAATACTTTAACAAAAGTTTTAATTCACTCAGGAAATAAACTTTATTTATGGAATAACTACCCAAATACAGTAAACGTTGTGTTAAATGAAACTATTACAGTTCCTGCACCAACTTCAACAATAAATGGCACCCACCAATTTGAGCAAAATTTATCTCAAAATGTTGCTGCTGTTGTTGCTTTGACTAAACCTAACGGCGAAGATTTAACTTTGCTAACAAATTATAATGCAAATACAAGAGTTTTGTCTTATGCAAGCAGTGGCTTATCTGAGGGAGATGAATTGATTTTGTCATATAAAGAGGGTGTAATAAATACTCAAGACGCCCTTTTCAGCGATATGAATAATCGTAGGAGTGCGTCTTTTATTTTTAATAATAAATTGTATGTTATTGACGGCAAGAATTACTTAGTTTATGACGGAAACACACTAACTAATGTATTAGATAATGCTTATATTCCAACAACTTATATCAATATTGTGCCTGATGGCGTAAATGCTGATATAGGTTCAGAATTAGAACAACGTAATATGCTACAGCCAAAATTTAAACACACTTTTATAGCAGACGGAACTGTTAAAAAGTTTATACTAAACGAAAATCAACTTGACGAAATATCTGAAGTAAAAGTGTATGGTGTTGTAATGTCTTTAGGGGCTGATTATACTGTAGATTTGGCTAATGGTTCTATTACTTTTGAAACTGCTCCAGGAAAGCCTGAAGAAACTGTACAGGTTGCAGGTGTAAATGGTGCAGAAAATGTATATTATCCTGAATTTTATGCAGGTGTTGAAATTACTGCAAAAAAACACTTTACAAGTGTATCAGGCGTTACTAATGAAATATCAAATATTTCTGATTTGATTACTGATTGCACAATAGCTGCCGTGTATGATAATAGAGTATTTTTTTCAGGAAACCCAGCTTATCCTAATTATATATTCTATTGTGAAAGAAACAATACAGGCTTTGTTGACCCTACGTATTTTGGTATTTTGAATTATATGCAAGACGGTGTAGGTATTGCACCTATAACAGGTATGATTACCGTTGCTGATACTCTTATGGTTCTTAAAAATGATACGCAACAAGACGGTTCAACTTACTTTCATACAGCAACTTCCACAGGAACCAATATTCAGCCGAAGATTTATCCGTCTTCACAGGGCTTAAGTGGCATAGGTTGTTTAGGTGCCTGTGTAAACTTCTTAGACGACCCTATTTTTATATCTAGGTTAGGTGTTGAAGCTGTAGGTCAGTTGTCAGTTAGAAATGAAAGAGCTAACGAACACAGGTCTAGTTTGATTGACGCAAAAATTACAAATATGAATTTAGAGTCTGCAATCGTAGAAGAGTGGAATGGATATTTAATATTGCTCGTTGACGGAAATATATTTATGGCTGATAGTAGGCAAAAATATGTACACCCTATAGGCGTTCCTCAATATGAGTGGTATTACATTGAGGGGGTAGGTGTTTATAAGGGACAATACCTTGAATATTACTATTCTAATACAATTCCTGATGAATTAGTAGAGGCTAAAATTCATTATTGTACAGCGTGCAAGACAACTATTGATAAGTGTACTTGTGGCAACGAAAATCATCATATTGAATTGTCTCTAGAAATAGCTGATTCAGTTTATTTATACGACTCTAATGAGGTTAAAGATTTAAGGGGTGTAGTTATAAATGCTGCTGATGATAATGGGTTGGCAACAGACACTGTTCTAAATGAATACGTTTCAATACAAATTGATGAAATGAATTACACTATGGCTGTCAATTTTAAAGTTCACGAAATAAAAGATATTGATACAGGTCTTGTTGTGGGCTATAAAGCCTACATTTGTGAGACCAAAGGAAACAATATCGGAGGAACTTTTAAAAAGGCTGTAACCATTAAAAATATGGAAGAAAATATATTTTTTGGAACTGAAAACGGAGTTGTTTGTAGCTTTAATTTTGATAAAAGAGAATCTTACGGAGAAATACCATTACAATATTACACGTTTGACGATAGAACAATTTATTGTGGCTGTGCTACAAAAATGGACTGTTGTGGTATTCCTCACTTAACAAAAAATACTGTAAAAAAATCTACAGTAATTAAAACAAAAACTTTTAAAAGCTCTGCTGCAAAGATAAAAGTTAGAACTAATAGAAAAGCTTATGAACAAATTGCAAGGATAAATAGTAGTTCGTTTTCTTTTGAAGATATGGACTTCTCTAATTTTACGTTTAACACAACCGACCAAAACCTTTTTGCAATTAAAGAAAAAGAAAAACAGTGGGTTGAAAAACAGTATTATATTTATTCTGATGAATTTATGAAACCTATAGCTTTATATTATATTTCTTTCAGGTATCAAGTGTGTGGCAGATATAAAAACTAGAGGAGGATAATTATGAGCTTGAATAAATTTACAAACATTACGCCAACCGAAATTAAGAGTAAGGGTGTAGTTGCTTTGGCAAACGAGCCAAATAAAACAGCTCCTTATGGTGTGGGTGGGTTAAACCCAACTAATCTAAAATTATGGTTTGACAAGCTTGGAACTTTTATTGCTGAGAAAATAAATATTATTCAATCAACATTAAAAAGTGATGACGCTGCTAGTTTTATTAAAGTTGTTACTACAGGTCTTGATTCAACAGCAGAACAACAAGAAGATTTTGAATATAGTCTTCAGGATATAATTGTAGCTTTTACTAATGGCAAACTTGCTAATTATATGACAGCTTATGAATCTGCGTCAGGTCAAGAACTTAAATCTTTACAAACAATTCTTAATGGAATTGCAGCAAGTATTTCAGGTGCAAACACTGCACTGACTACATATAAAAATACTTTATTAGGGAATACAGGTGCAAGTAAAATAGGTCTTCCTGCAAGTTATGATACAAATCAAAGCAAAAAACTATCTGACTTAATTGATGATATTTTTAATTGCAATTTAGCTGCCAAAATAATGGTTAATTGTGTTGGTTTAACTTCTGATACTGCAAACACACGCACTAATAAAACTCTTAAGGCTTTTATTGATGACGTTTGCACATATCTTAATGGAAAAGTTAATGTTTCAGACATAGTTGACAATTTAACAAGCACAGCTACAAATAAGCCTGTTTCTGCAAAACAAGCCAAAATTCTAAAAGACTCTCTTGATAATATGTCAACAAAGGTTGAGGCGTCTATAAAAAAGATAGAGCTAAATTCTACTACAGGGGTTTTAACTATTACAAAGACAGACAATTCAACAATGACAATAGATTTGCCTTTAGAATTTTTAGTTAAAAATGGTTATTACAATTCTTCTACACAAAAAATTATGCTTGTATTAGAAAATAATAACACCATTGAAATACCTGTCGGAGATTTAATTGATGAATATACAGGAGATAATACAACAATTAGTTTATATATTGATTCTTCTGACAATAAAATGAAATTTAAAATTTCTGACACTTATAAACAAAAGATAGACCAAAACACTTCTGCTAGACACTCTCATAGCAATAAATCATTACTTGATACATACTCTCAGTCAGAAGAAAACCTTGCTGACGCTGTAAATAAAAAACACAGTCATAGCAATAAGACTATTCTTGACAATACTACAGCTAGTTTTACAACAGCAAAAGAGTCATTGTTAAATCAACATAGTAGTGAAATTGACGAGTTGAGAGGTATGGTTCAAAGCGGAGGTACTATTATCTATGAAAACGGTGCACCTTTGCCAACGTTTAATATTGAGGACGTGGTTTATGCAGCTTTTTGCTATCAGGCAGAAAAAGCTACTCAAGCAAGCAGTTGTACAAAGGGCGGCGAAATAGATAGAAGATTAAAAGCCCTTGGGGGTTAAATAAAATTTTAGGAGGATAACTTATGTTATTTGAAAAAGGTAAAGTTTACGGTGTAGATAACGTAGGCGGCTCAAGTGTTTCTCTTACAAGAACTGATGACGCCGTTGGCTTATCTTACAGCGTGGGACAATCAGAAATTAAGAGTGATTTTGATAAACTATTCCCCTGGTGTGAAATGCAAGAAGTTGTTGACTCAGCAGGAAACGTGTTTATTAGAATACCAAAGTTTTATGCTAAAATCACCAAAAATTCTGACGGCACATATAAACACCAAATCTCAGGAACTAGATATAGTGGTTTCTCAACTTTATTTATTGACGGTAAAGGCAACGAGATTGATTATATTGACGTTGGTAAATATGAGGCTAGTGGCTCTTCAACAAGAGCTTACTCAAAAACAGGACAAACCGTTCTTGTAAATATAACTATTAACAACTTGAGGACTGCTTGTAAAGCTAATGGTGCAGGGTATCAACAATATGACTTTTTGATAGATATGATTTTAAAAGAGTTGTTTTTGATTGAATTTGCTACCACAAATTCTCAATCAATTATGAAAGGCTTTACTGATTCAGGAAATACTGCAGCCTTAACCACAGGTCATACTGATGACGTAAAAACACCTAGCGGCTCTCCAACAAGTAACTCAACAGGCACTTATGCTTGTAAATATAGGGGAATTGAAAACCTTTGGGGTAACACTTGGACTTTTGTTGACGGAATCTCATTTAATCTTGAAAAAGTCTATATTTGTACTGACCCTAATAGCTACGACGGAGCTAAAACAACAATGCCATATTCTTATATGGGTAATAGACCAACAACTTCAGAGGGGCATATTAAAAGCATTGAGTATTTTGATAAAAACCCTCTTATAGGCTACATATCAGAGCTTGGAGGTTCAGCCTCTACACATTACTGTGATTATTCCTGGTATGCTGACGGCGGAGTTATCTTGCACGTTGGTGGGGCTTGGGGTGACGGTTCTAGGGCTGGGTTGTGGGCTTGGGCTGGTTACACTGCTGTGTCTCTCTCTTGGTCGGACTACGGCGGTCGTCTTTGTTATAAGCCTCTTTAGAGAGGGATAATTAAGGGGGAAACTTCCCCCTTGATATTATAATTTGACTTTATTAAATAAAGTTTGGGTAGTGTGTGCAACGCCTCTGCCACTTGCACGTTGGTGGGAATTGGGATAACGGTTCTAAGGCTGGGTTGTGGTATTGGAATGGTAACAATGCTGTGTCTAACTCTAGGTCGAACAACGGCGGTCGTAATTTAATCTAAAATATTTATTTGAAAAAGCACACATAATCCATAGCTCTTGCTAAAAAACACTTCG